ACGGAGCCTGCCAAAAGCAAGATCCTCGTCGATGAGAAGCACACCCGTCCCGATAACGGCCGCATCGCGTACCTGGAGCGGAGCCTGCGAGTAGAGGTTGCTCCGGTTGAACTCGGAGAGCATGACACGCTCCGCGTCCTCCAGCCAGTCCTTAACCTTGTATCTGTCAAGAAGCTCCTCGTCCTGGAGCGAGAGCTTGAACCAAACGATGTTCGGGCTCACCGAGTAGCCGACGAGCCCGGAGACAAGCGTCGAGAGATAATTGCTCGGCTTGGAGCTGTAGCGGTTCGGGACCTTCGGAACCTCGCCTATATCGTCGAACGAGATAACCGACGAGTCGGCGAACTCCTGCGCCTCCCGCCATGACGGGTGGAATTTCTGCCGGGTCTCCTTAAGCTGCGTATACCTGGACATCACGTCCAGCAAAAGATCTTCGCTCATACCATGTATTTTAAATGCTTATTTTTTGTACGTTATTAAAAAGCGAAAAAAAACGGGGCGGAAAAACAAATATTTCCGCCCCCGGATGGGATAAAGTTTTTTACTTGTTCTGCACGTCTACAGGCAAGGCCTTTATTCTTCAGCCAGTTTTTTGTAAATATGTTCTCGTATGAACGCGATGAGAAGCCCTATCGCTGTAAGAATTCCGGCCACAAGGGCGGGTACTTTGGCAATCTCCGTAGCCGACGTTCCCCCCAGGATGAGCAGGACTGAGCCTGCCGCGATAAAAACCCAAGCCAATACGGCTACCCAAGTTTTCTTGAAGAAATCCATATCATTCCTCCTTAGTTTTATTCTCAGCGGAGTATCCCATGTCCGAAAGGATATCCGCCAGATGCCGCGCGTGAACCCGCTCCTCGCGGGCTATCTGCCTCAGAATCGGAGCATATTTCTCCGGAGCCTCGTCCGCGAGCGTCTCGTAAGAATCCGCGTCCATAAGCTCCTCGCCATGCTTGTCGGATAGTACGTCTCCTATCATGCTTCCTCCATGTACATAACGAGCTTCTGCACGTCGCCGTCGTTGAAGCTCATTTCCTCTCCTGCGGGAAGCAGCAGGGGAATCTTCGGGAGCGAGAGCTTGAAGTTCCCAGCCTCCGCGAAAGTCTCCTTGAGCACTCCGGCGAGCTTCCTCACGTCGTACTGCCCGTCCTCGCAGGGAACAAACATCGCGACTAGCGGATTCGACATCAGTGTGTCGATTATTTCGGGGTTCAGCTTGATCGCGTTCTTCGCGAGCGTCACGACGAAACGGGTGCCGGAAGCGAAATCATGAGACTTGAGCATCTCCTCGTCAATGAACCTGATAAGCCCGTCGGCTATCTGTTTTGTGCTGACCATATATCATCCTTTGCGCCGGCAGCTTTATCACTGCCGGACTCTCCTTAGTTTCCTGTTCCTGTTGACGCGGATGCGGTCTGAGCCTCGTTCAGGACTCTCGTACCAGGGATCATCCGCTGTGTCATTCCCATAAGGCTCATAGTCTGGGCCTGCAAGGTCTGGAAGTTGGCCTGCTGGACCGCGTTCCATGTGTTCTGCTGCGCAATCTGCGCCTGGACTCCGTTCATCGCTCCGTCGGTATACTGCTGAGCTTTCAGCATGGCGATCTCCGTGTTCTTTTCGCTGATAGCCTGCATAAGGCTCATCTCATAGCGTGTAACCGGGCGGTCGCCCTCCGATTCGCCTGCCTTGCCGAGTCCGAGCAAAGAGCCGATTCCTCCCGCGCTGGCGATTCCGCCGAGCACAGTTCCGATAATACCTGTGGTAAGGGCTGCGTTGCCCTTACCTGCGCTTGCATATTCCATAACATGCCTCCTTATGCGCCCATATTAAGGACGGAACGTTTTCCTGTTATTAATAGCCGAGACTTTTTTAAAATTATTTTTCCACGCGGTAATATTTCTCCGGCTTAGATGTCCCGGACTTATACACGGGAAACGCGACAAGATTATCCGACTCGTCCTTGAAAACACAACCGTTGGCAAAATATGTATCTCCGCGACTTACCAGAACATCAAACTCTTTTTTTGTTATCTCAATCAGCTGCATCCTTTTCCTCCACGCGCTTAAGATTCTTCGAGAGACAGTCCGTGAGCATCTGCTCCACGTCATAACTGTTCGCCCCGCAAACCGTAAGGACGCACATAATAACATCGGCAAGCTCACCCTTGAACCTCTTGTCATCTAACTTATGGGGAATATCTGAAAAAGCCTCCATAGCCTCGACGACCTCTCCAGCGCAATGTTTGAGAGTATCCAGCTCATCCAAGATCTGTCCGCGCTTGTCCGCAATCTCCGCCGATATCCTCGCCATCCTGTTAAGGTCAAGCACTAAACTCCTCCTTGTCGTCGAACAAACTGCGCTCCCGGTCCCACGCCGCCCCGTACTTCGCGACAATCTGCCGGAAATCGTTAAGATCATAAGCGCGAATGCCGACTGTCCTTTTGCCGTCGCCCGTATCAATCAGAATCTTGAGAAGTTCGCGGAGCATCATTATCCGCTTCTGTTTGAGATCAAAAAAAAAACATGATGTTATTCTCGTATATCGTGATCATAACGTCCGCGTCGGTAAGCAGCTTGTATTTCGGAGGAATCTTCTCCGTCTTCGCATAGACCTTGAGCCCGTTCCTGTCTTTCTCCGCCGCGTCTGAGACAACGCATATCACCTTGACATTCTCCGCCCTAAGCATCGCAAGCTCCGGCTCCTGGCCCATTATCGAATATGCCAGATCCTCATAACCTGTCGCACGCCTGAATTCTTCCATTTCAAAACTCCAAGAAAAAAACGCCCTGTTGTACAGCGTCTGGAACTTTACTCACCGGTCCGCGCGGTTCCGGTGCGCGGCGGCTTTCTCTGTCACCTGTACGGCCCGGGCAAGGCTCCGGCAGCCGTTCGTGCGCAGTTTCCTACGAACCTTCCGCGCGTTCCGCCTGCCGTCTATTCCGAATTGCCATGTTTAAGAAAAATCAAATAGCAATTGTCTGCTTTTTGTTAATAATACAATTTGTTAATAATACAAATTGATTACATTTTTTTTTGCTGCCATGAAAAACAACACGACCACAAGAATTACAGACAACAAACACATGACCTAGATCAATCTGATATAAACCATTTAAATGCTCACAATCTTTGTTAAAAGGACATTCAAAACACATCATTTCTTCCGGCTCAAATTGCCTATCTTTATTTTGAGCTTGGCGATGAGCAACCCTGTATCGGAAAGCTCCTTGTCGCCCGTACGGAGTCCGTTCTTGTTCATGACCGCTTGTTCCGACCTCGTAAGGCAGAACAAGTTGCTTATATCACAATTCCAATGATCGCCGTCCCTGAACGATATAATATACCCCTCCGGAACCGGGCCATTATGCTTCTCCCATTCCATGATATGAACGAAACGCCAAACGTCCGGCTCCGCGACCTTGCGCTTGAGATATCCGTCCGTAGTCATTACGATCTTACCGACAGGAACATGATTATGCGGGACTTGTCCTTTTTTAAACCATGTTTTCTCGCACCCTGCATAATGCTTTCCTTTCACGCCCTTATTCACGGGAACATGTCCACGCTCGAAACGTCCTGTAAGGCCTGAGTCCAGCCTTAATCTGTTGCGGATGCCCCTAATCTGCATTACGGAGTATCTCACGCCGAACTCGGCAAACAGCAGGTCGGACATCTCCCGCGCGGTTTTTCCCTTGTTGTTCATGACAATAAAAGCACGCACCGGCGGCGGATAAATAGTCCCGTTGAGCTTCTTCCCCCTCGGAGTCCCGCTCCGTATTTTATGGTTCTGCTTATATGCTTTTATTCTGTCCGCAGTCATATCCTCGCCGAACATCACGGTGTACTCACGGGCGACTTCCTCGCTCGTGTGCCCCGGAATGAACGTCCGCAAGAACTCCTTCTGCTCAGCCGTATATCTTCTCATTACATGTTCTCCAGCAGTTTCTTTCTGTTTCTGTCACTGTTTTTACTGTCCCTGTTCTCCAACAGCGCGGGCATATCCTCGTTCTTGTATCCGCAGTTCTCCGCGACTTTGAGCGCGGAAAGCTGCAAGCTCGCGACATGCAGTATCTGCCCGCTGACCGAGCAGACCGCCTTTGACTTCTTAATCGTTCTCTCAAGAACCTCATTGTCCGCCGTCATCTCGTCGTCGTTAAGCTCCTCAAGCATCGCGAAAAGATGATTGTTGAGATCACTAAGATTGTTCTTCATCCCTATATTCTCCTTTTTTTTACGCTATGGCGGGGCGCACGGCCCCGCCGATTCTACGGTTTCAGGATTTTGAAGCGGGGACGGACATAACTGCGCGCATAGCTCGCGTCGTAGCAGTCGGCACGACCACGGTTGTCGGCAAAGCAGAAAAAAGCCGCAGAAGCATCCTCAACTGTCTCCGTCCAGTTCCAGACAGAATAATCCTCGTCAAAATCAAAACAGACGCGATTCTGGCCGTACTGGAAAAACGGCTTCGCATTGTCGCCCCACATATCTTCCTTGCGGAGAAGCCCGCACTCCTCGACGGGTATTCCCGCCGCCCTCATCGCGTCCGCGAGAGGTCCGCTCAGCCATTTTCCGAGCGGAGTGTCCTTGAACGATTTTGTTTCGTTCCAGTCATCGTCTATCGCGCTTCTCATAATCGCATGGTCGAAAACAAGGTTTATCTCGCCGGACGAAACGTCATAGACGGAAGCGCACTCGCCGTCCACCTTAACTTCACTGAACTCCATGTCGTCAATCACGCACGCCGGAACGACAAACTCCGGCAGCTGCATCCGCTCTCCGTCCTGAACGTCGTCCAGATGCTTAAAAAATCCTTTCGGTGAAAAAGTTCTTTTCGTTGAAATAACAACAGCTTCCTCTGTACTCATATATTCCTCCTACATAAAATTAAACGGGTCGAAAGACTCCGCCTTTTCCTCGCGCTGCCATGAGCCGGACTGTCTGCGGAGCGACTTCACCGGATGATGAACGAAATCGCTCATAAGCCCGTACCGGAGAGCATCGTACGCATGATCCTCAAGCTTAGTGTCCACGTCCTCCGGGTGGTTCTTGTCCGGCGTAAGAAGCGGCAGCGTCCTTATAAGGTTCCGGCAGCTGTTGACGATCGTAAGAAGCGGCACCTTGCCGGACTCCGTGTCAAGCGTGATGTTCAGATAGTCGTAAACGGACACAAGCCCGTTGATGCGGTCGTTGTTCGCCTTGTGCATCTTCCATCCGGCTTTCTCAAACTCCTCGGCAATGCTCTGCCGGTCGTCGTCCTTGTTCCATACGGCTGGATCGGCTACCATATCGTAAACGCCCTCCGCCATTGACATAGCCATCGACTCGGCGGCGACCTCACGCGCACCTTTTTTAAGCCCGACATTGTATTCACCCTCACGGCAGCCGTAATACTCGCGGTAAACCACAACGCGCCCGGCGCTGTTCACCGCGAACCAATATATCGCGAACGGCTTGGAGAACCCCCAGTCCATTGCCGCGAACTTGTACCACTCTCCCGGCCGGAGCACCATAGGTCCTATGACGTGCTTCGCCGGAACAAAAGCATCAAACACCTGTCCCTCCATTACAGTCCAGTCGCCGTACCTCAGCGCCCTGGCAAGATGCGACGGCATGTTCATCAGCCGCGCCTCATAATCCGTGTCGAGAAGGTACTTGTTGTCGTCAAGGGTAGACGGAATGAAGCACCTGCTTGTCCTGTGCACCTTGCCCTTGAAATCCACGGACTCCGCATAAAATATCTTGTTCGGCTCGTGTCCGTCCATGAACCGCTGCTTGATCCATCCGTGCCCGACTCCGCCCGGATTCGCCGTCCCGCGTATATAGCATGGTACTCCGTGCGTGCTCCGGGCGCGGGAAATCATGTAGTCCCAGCAGAACGGAGTAGGGTAGTTGCCCAGCTCATCCATGCCGACCCACGTATACTCGTGTCCCTGGTAGCGGCGCACGTGGTTCTCGCTCTCAAGGTAACGGAGCTTGAGCGTCGCGCCGTTCTGGAAATGCCATGTGTTATGGCTCTCCCCGACGGCGGAGCCCTTGAACCGGCCGCCCATCGGCTCAAAAAGCTCGTGGGAGCGGTTGAGAAGCTGCTCCAGCTCGCTCGTCGTCTGCCGGAAAAGGATGCCGTACCAGAACCGGCCGTATTTCCGCGCTCCCTCAAGAAAGTCGTTAAGCAGGAAATCGCTCTTGCCGCCGCCCGCAGCGCCGCCAAAAAAAAGCTCGAAAGCCGGACACCGGAGCGCACGCCTCTGCTTCGGCTGCGGCGTCCAGATAACCTCCTTCGCCATACCGCGTCAGAACGGAATATCCATGTAGTCGTCTATGGTTTCCGAGCCGCCGCCGTCCTTGTACATGTCAAGGTTCGCCGCGCTGTTTCCGGATTTATCAGGGCGCGGAAAACAGAAATATCCGTTCTTGTCCAGGATGAATTCCGGCTCCATGTTAAGATATCCGTCCTTCTGCCTGAGCCTGATGTGCATGTAGCCGCGCATTCCCCTCCATTCTTCCGTGTTCCAGTCGCCCCTGGCTATGCCGAACGTGTCGAACATCGCCGTGGCGCGGCCCGCGAAAGAAGCCCCCTCAGTCAGAAAAAACGATACCCTCGGCTCGCCGGGATAATTGATCTTGCACTTAACGCGCATATACCGGGCATTATCCTTGGTACTCCCGCCGGTAACCTCCAGAATCATAAGCTCATAGTCGCCCTCTTTATCGACCCTGCCGGGACGAACCGGCTCCGGCTCATAATCATCAACGAACATTTCAGTCCTCCTCGTTCCATTCCTCGTCGCTCGCCGCCTTCGCGGGCAGCTCTATGACGGGCATATTGACCTCAACCTGCTGCTCCGGCCGCACGAGCTCCAGATACCGGGACAGCAGCTCCATGTACTTGCTCCTGTCCACCAGCACGACCCGCGTGCCCATCTTGCCGGGATATATCTGTGCTATGGCCTTGGCCTTGTCGCCGAGCGAGTCCAGCTTCTTCACCTTTAGCCCGCCCTGCGCGTTAAGGATGTCCGCCGGATTGAAGAACGCGAGCGTCGCGAGGTCGTTGAGCAGCCTGCGCGCGTTCTCCTCGTCCGCTTCTGCCTGCGTCTCCGCGAGCAGAAGCCTTATAGCGTCCTTGATGCGCGTCTTACCCTTAAGCCTTGATCCACACGACTCGCACGACTTCGCGTCCGGCTCCACGATCTTCTTCGTTTTCCGGTCAAACTTCGAATACGCCTTGCGGTACGCCGCCGTCGCGTTGAAGAACGACTCCGCGTGACAGCAGTAATACAGGACGAACAGCCTTTCCTTCGGCTTAAGCCCGTCGTCCCAGCGTCTCTCCTCGTCGTCGATCATGGCGGCTCACCTCCGTCTTTTCTCTGCGCGGCAAGAAGCTGCGCATAAGCATTCGGCAAGGAAGGATCTATGCCGTACTTACGGTATCCATCCTCTATCGGGTTGCCATCCGGCTTAAAGTCGGCGCACTGCTTAACCCACTCCTCAAGCCAGGGGTTCTTCGAGCCACCAACGAACAGTATCCGTCCCACCATCGCGTTGAGCCTGTTGTACACGGCAGGCTTGAGCATGTTGTCAGGCAGGAGCGGCATGTCCTTGTAGTAACCGTCGCTCACGAGCTTCTCGAACTGCTGGCAGAAAACCTCCGCGACTATATCCGGCGGGTTCCTCTCGTCAGAGAGAGCCTTCATCCGCTTCGCGAGCTCATCAAGCTGCACGTGATACGACAAGGCATTGAACCCTTTGCAAACCTTAGCAAAAAATAAAATCAGGACCTTGCGGGGATTTACGCTGTTTCCCTGACCGGAACGTCCTGCTGTGTCCTTTCCGTCACCGGCTTCGGGCACGTCCAGCCAGAAATCTTGTGTCTCTGTGTTATCCGGTTTTTCTTCCGGCTGTCCGTTTTTTTCTTCTCCGCCGCCGTAGAAAGATTCGTCCGCAAAATCTTTCGCAGGCGGCTCTTTCTTTTCTCCCGTCTCTAATCTGTCTTGTATTTGTGTGTGTGTGTCTTTTTTTATCTCATCTGGTCTTTTTGTCTCTAATCTCTCTAATCTTTCTGTCTCTTTCTCTCTAGGGACGGTGACATTTCCGCAAAAACTGTCACCAAAAGTTTTTATGGTAACATTTTTTGCATTTTTGTCATTTTCGGGGCAAAAAAAGGACGGCTCGTCCTTCGGCGCGATTTTGTCCCTCGCGGAGAACATCTGCGACTCGGCGAGCTTCTCGGCCTGCGCGATTTTGTCCCGCACCTGCTTACGCCTCTGTTCGAGAGTGCGCGGTATCTCGTTCGGGGCGTAGTCCCAGTCAAGGATAAGACACATCGTAGACTTATCGACGCGAGTGATAATCCGCCGTTCCATCATGAGATCGGCGATGTCGAACACGTTCTGCGGTGTACCGATTTTCATGAGCCGGGAGAAAACAACCCCGTCGTCAAGGTCGAAAGCTCCGTCGTCGTCCGCGTTCTTGAGCGCGGCAAGATAGAACATATACGGAGCCGTCGCCAGCTCCGGCGGGAGCAAATCCACGATATAGGAAAGATTCTCATCGGTTAGCAAATCCACGCGGAGTTTCCTCCACGCGGTAACTTTATTTCTTACTGCCATAACTTATAACATCCTGTAAACGCCCCGCCTCGGACTCCATAAAGGATACCGGAGCGAGAGCGTGTCTATTATCTGCGCCGTTCCCCCGGCGCTGCTCTCCGTAAGCTCGGAAATCTCTGCGAAAGTAACCTCTCCCGCCTGCCTGACATACTCGGCCAACAAATCGTAGTTGACGATTTTCCGGGGCTTCTTCTTACGTGGGAGCGGGGAAAAATCAAACTCCAGCTGCCGCCATGTTTCCATT